TTGATGCTCACTACAACGACAGCGCAGCGCCGCTTGATGAATGCCCAAATTGTGGCAACAGAACGGCATCCGTCGAAGAGCGAGACCCAGAAACTGGTATACACTGTCGCAAGTGTGGCGAAATTGTAAAAGACGAGTTCGTTGAACTGCTTGTTGCCATAGACACCAAGAAGGATACATCGTTCGCTAATGGTGTCTTGAATGGGATTCTTAAGAACGGTTCTATGGGCTGTTCTTGCGTTCGTACTCGCTGCAATGTTTGCTCTAATGTTGCTTACACTCGCAGTGAGTTTTGCAAGCACATAGCCAGCAACAAGGGTAAGGAATACGACGAATCTGATCCGGATTTCAAGCCGGTAGCCTATATCCTCAAGGATATGAAAGGTAGGCTTGTCAAAGTCGCCATCGCGCACGAGTGGTGCGAGGGTGTTATCTATGACGAATATAGTCGTGTTCACGACCCAGCCGATCCAAAGGCTGAGCAGTATGAGATTCTGAGAGTCGCTCAGAAGATCGACCAAATGGAGAGAGATGAGAAGCTTAGAAACGAATCTGAGATTCTTACCCTCCAAGCCAGACTCACGCAGCTCGAGAAAACAGTGCAAGAAAAGTTCGCAAAGGTCGCTCAGAAGGACAGTGATGTTAATATCAACATCAAATCTCCTGAGAGTGGTCCTGAGGATGTGGAGATAGAGTCTGAAGAGCCATTAGAGGAGACTCCAGGAATGGGAACACCTATTGGTGATCTCACGCCTGAAGCTATGGGCCTCACGCCTGCTGGTCCAGGGAAGCAAATGTCACCTCCTGCTGTTGGTATGGCACCTGAGCCTCCGCCACCAGCACCAGGTGGCGTAGCGCCTGGTGGTATGCCACCAGGAATGCCACCGCCTCCTCCACCAAGGCGTGGCTCGAAAGATGGAAGTCAACTCTTACGTGCCCTAGAGAATCTTGGAGGTCCATCGATGTTGCGTTTTGCAAAGTCGTACAAGCACATCAAGGCGGAAATTACTTCTGCCGGTAATGTCCGAATCTTTGATGATGAGGGCACCATGTTTGTTGTCAAGCCGGGTAGCATCCCGAATGACAGCAAGTTGGCGGGCAAGACGGATGAAGATCTTGCCAAGTCCGTTCTCACCATGATTGCCGAGCACGGCATGGGTGGTACGGTCAAGCGCACAGCAGCCATTGTTGGTCCTCGCCTTGCGCAAGTCCTGGACTACTACATGGACGACATGCTCAACGAGGAGCGTGGCAAAACTGAGTCCGTGTTGGATGAGCAAGAGACCGACACACAGGAGAAGCGCACCAAGGACCAGAAGACAGAAACTGCCACTGGCACTGGCGAAGACAGTGACATGCAGGAGAAACGCGAAACCAAGGATGTGAAGAATGTTGACGTTCTGACCGGTCGCGAGACCGATGTCGAGGATGAGCAGCATGACCGCGATTCTGGTGGTCTTTCGGTCACAGAGAACAAAGACTCTGACATGCGTGACAAGCGCAAGGATTGGAGTCTGAGTCAAAGTGCGGTCGATGACATCTCTGTGGACCACAAAGAAAAGGTCGCTGGCAAGGACAAGGGACCGCGCAAGCCTGATGGTACTGGTCCGATGTCTGACACTGATGAGTGTCCGATGAACGAGAAAAAGAAGAAGTCTGCAGAAGCTGACACAGAAGCAGCATCTGACACTGAAGCTGCCACGGATGTGGAAGCTGCCGATACCTGCGGTGATGAGAAAACGGCAGAGGTTGACGTGAAGAAGCATGCGTCCAGATTGGAGCGGCTCTACTCGAAGCGCCTGCAAGCAAAAGAGGCTGCGATCGAGAAGGAGAAGAAGGAATTTATCAGTACCTTCACCGATCGCTTCGTTCGTGCAATGAAGATTGTTGCACGTCGTCAAGCTCTGAACCTGGAGCACTCGCCAATGAAGGAAGCGTTTGGCGTTGCTCTTTGTAATCCTCGTCCGCTGGGTGATGGTTACGACTACGAGCCGATGGATGAGCGGCTTGCGGTTTATCTCGTTGAGGCTGCCTTTGATGAGCCTCTGATTGAGGGAATCGACAAGAGCGCTTGGGAAACCTTCATTGATGGCCTGTTTGATAGAGCAGCGGCTGTCATGGAGATGAATGATGAGTCTCTGATGCAAATCGAGGCTGATCTTCAAAACATGCAAGCAGCCATGGTTCCGGTTGCAAGCTCAGCACCAGCCAAAAAGAAGACCGCTGATGTGAACATGCGGCAGGCTGCCAATGCTGGGAATCTGCAACTCAACCCGTCAGGGTCTGAAAACCTGGATAGAAAAGATCCCGATAAGAAGAGGGCGTCTATCAGGCAGGCAGTCGGGACTACCAAAGTGGCGTCAAGCAGATCGAGTTTAGGAGTGTAACGGGGGCAATCCGCCCCACTTTAAACTGCAACTAGGAGGTTAATCAAATGGGTGCAGTGGGACTTAACAGCCCTCGTCTTGGAGCATTCCAGTCGGATATCTTCCCGAGAGGGCTGGACCTGGGTCGGTCCGTCATCCTTCAGGATGTCGGAGTGTGGAAGGCTGCTGAGGCGGCTGACTTCGAAGCAGGCATGCTCGTCGCGCACGATGCTGCCGGTGAAGTTGTCAAATGCACCAGCAAGCCAGTTCTTGGTGTTGCCAAGTGGAACAAGACGAACGTCTACAAAGCAGTGAATGTGGACGAACCGATTTCGTTCCCGGCTTCTGGCGATACCGTCAACCTGAAGAAGCCGAACGTGAGCAATCTGCAGATCCAGGATCTGCCAGATCTCGCTGGTACGCCGTACACTCTCACGACGGACTATACGGTTTCGGCAGCCAATGGTACTGTCACCCACGCGGGTGGTGGTTCTTCCATTCCGGTTGCCACCACTGTGTACGTCACGTACACGTTCGAGCTGTCCAGCAGCGATTTCGACTTCCAAGGTCGGAACTTCTTCAACTTCCTGGATGATGTGACCATCGCTGATGGCCGAATCACGGTCATCACCGACGCCACCATCCTCTACACCACTCAGTATGACACGGCTCAAGTGTACACTCTCACGGGTGTCACGAAGAACCTGTACTGTGGTGGTGCAACCCCTGCGCTGGCTGGCTTGTTCACCAGTGACAGTGGTGAGGGTGATTTCGTAGGTCACGTCATCCAGCTCCCGTCTGCCGATGATCCGTTCCTCGGCGTGCGGTTGGGTGGTGATCCTGTTATCGTGACCTGATAGTAATCCCGGTACGGTGGGCTCTTAATTGAGCCCACCGTTTCAGGAGAACCAGAAAACGAGAAAACAAGAGGAGAACAAGAAAATGGGTGTTGTGAATCCTTACAGACGCATTGCTGCAGCCGGGGCGGCAGCTCGTCAGCCAACAGAAGCCCCTCCGCCTGCTCAGCCCGACCGAGTTCACGCTCACAAGGTTGAGCATTTCACCAATCCGGCTCAAGAGCAGTCGCACGATCCGGATGGGAACTTCAACCCTGTTGCCTACGGTGGTCACCAACATCGTGAGGGCATTCGTCAGGCTGTTGGCTCGACCAAGCTTTCGAACCGGATGTTCGACAAGAAGGGCGAGCTGAACGCGCAGGACGACAACGATGCCCTTCAACAGATCGCGTATCTGTTGAACACGGTCACGAAGAAGGCTGCTCCTGGTCAGTTCTATCGTGAGGCGTCCACCGAGATGCCAGCTGAGGATCGCCGCAAGGTGCTCGCAGCTGCGATGCAGGACCCGACCGGTGAAGGCTTTGCCATCGTCGGTCAGGAGCTGCTCCTTCCGATCAAGGACATCATCGACTACGAGGGTTGGGCACGCAAGGTCTACCGTGTGCGCCCGCTCGCGCAAGGCGAGTTGTTCCGCATCGCGAAGGACGTTCGTTCCACCGCTTGGGTGGTTGGCCAGGATGGTCAGTCCATTGAGTCTCGACTCCATGGGCGCTTCATCCAGCCGTCCGAGTTCAAGGTGACAGCGTTCCCGACCGTGGACATCGAGGACATCTACCAGATGAACTACGATGTTCTGGATCGTGCGCAAGACACCGCACGCCAGGAGATCGAGCTGGAAGAGGACAAGAGAGCCCTCGGCCTTCTCGATCGTGCGGCTGTCACGGTCAACTCTGAGACCATCTTCGCCACGCTGGGCATCTCGGCGTTTGAGGATGTTCGCTACCAGGTTGAGCGTCACCGCTTGATGGTGGAGAAGTTCCTCATCAACCGTGCCGAGCTTTCCGACATCGTGAAGACGATGAGCGCGAATGTTGACCCGGTTACCGAGCGCGAGTTGATTCTCGCCGGGTACATCGGCAACATCCTCAACGCTCAGATCATCACGGCAGCCGGAACCGGTGTTGAGGAAGTCGTGCCTGCGGGCACCTTCTACGCCGTCACTGGCAGTGAGTACCTTGGCGAGATGGGCGTTCGTGTTGAGCTGTTCTCCGAGCCGTTCAACATGTTCAGCCACCGTCGTCTGGTCAAGGGCTGGGCCTTTGGTGAGATCATCGGCTTCGGTATCCCGAACCCGAGATCGGTGGCGAAGGGTCGCAAGTAAGGGTGATTGTCCGTAAGGACGGGATGGTGGGGTACTACTAGTACCCCTCATCCATCACTCTTACCTAGACCTCTACCAGGAGGAGAAACATGAAGGTATTGCTTGGAAATCCTGGTAGCAATCCGTTGTCACTCGATGTTGGTATCGGCGAGACCGTTCTCAGAGAGAACATTCCTGCCGGTGGAAATGTCGATGTCGGTGACAAAGTTGCTGCCGACGATCTCAACAAGAGTCCGATCATCCAGCAGCTGGTTGCTGCTGGTCGTCTGACGGTTTCCACAGAGTCCGAAGCGACAGACATCGACAGTCTGTTGGATTCACAGCTCATGGAGTGGGTGCAGGAAGCTGCTGCCACTCAAGCAACGATGCTTCTTGGCACCGCTGACATGGCTGGCGTGATCCAGGTTGAGGCTCAGGTTGGTGCAATTCCTGGTGCTGGTGAGAGCATGACGTTTGATGTTCTCAAGAATGGCACCACGATTCTTGCATCAGCTTTGGTTGCCGATGCCACGACTGTCACGGCTGCGCGTCAGACTCTGTACGGTGATGAGGGTGGAGCAACAGTGGAGAAGGGTGACGAGATTTCGATCGCGACCACCTATGTTGCTGGTACTCCGACTCCCATCATCAACTCAGCGCTTCGGGTGAAAATCCTGAAGCCGTAGTCTGGTGAATTTTCTGGTGAGGCAGTTCCACCGCTGCCTCACCGGATTTTACCTCCATCTCTGATGGAGAGATCTCCCGATAGGGGGATATAAACTGTCTCCTCATCCGGAATGGGCCGGGTGGGCAGGGCAAGGTGGGTGAAACGCCCGTACCGTTTTGGCGGTACAAACAAATTGAGGGGCTGGCCTGTGCATGGCGAAGCGGCCTTGGCAGGGAATTTTGGTTTTGGATTCCGAGAAGCGATTCTTGGAATACACCAAGCCTCCTTTAGCGCGGAAGTTGGTAAAGGAAGGCAAGGCAATTGTCATCTCCAAAGATCCTTTCGCCATCCAACTTCTCCATTCCAAGCCAATCGACTCAATTAGAAGGAAGCGAAGAGACATGGCAATCCGTAATTTCACAGAGTATTTCAAAGAGGAACGCGACGTTTACGTGCAGAACATGGCCAGTGCCCAGGTTTCTGTAGAGTTTCCAATCAACAACAACCGCACTGAGGGATTTACCTTCCCACATAGCAGAGATCCGGTCAATCTGACCCAGCATATTCCGTTCGATGCCATCAAAAGCTCGATGGATTTCCGCAAGATGCTGAGTCGTCGACCACCAGCGCTCCAGCTTCTGTCCCAGGAGGAATATGAGGCATACTTCTCCAAGCGGGCGAAGAGCAAGAACATGATGGATTCGGAAGGTAAACCAGACGTAGACGCAGCAATCGATGAGTCTGAGGAGCGGCGTCGTCGCACTGCAGACCGCACTCTGAGAGAACCTGTTTCCGGCAATGCACCACAGCCCATCCATGAAGTGACTGAGAAGGGTACTGGTCCTGGTGGAGCCAAGTTCTTTGGAGAGCGCGAGCGCGTATCTCCCTCTGAGATGGTCTCAGAAGATGAGATTATCAATCCTCGTGTTCTTCACTTGTGCAATCAGGTGAAGGCTGAAATCGAGGAAGAGGAGCGAATGCCCGCTCGTGAGCTTCTTGAAGCTCTCGAGGACATTCCAGACATGAAGCTGGATGATCTCGAGCACATCCGTGCCCACGGATATTACAAATCTGTGAAGAAGTGGGCCAAACAACGCACGGCAGAACTCATCCAACAGATGGAGGGTGATGATGCCGATGACGAGGCTGCTGTTACAGCAGGTTAAGGTGTAAAGAATGGCGGTTGCTGAGCACATACAACTCACACGCAAGTTAACGCTTGATGCTAATGGTGGACCAAACGATAGTATTACTTTGACTCTTGAGTCTGGTAATCCTTATCGCCACTACATGGCTTGGGTGTATGTGCTTTCAGCAACGCCCGACCTTGACGTTCAACCAAAATTCGCTGGAGATAATGACGGCGCTGTTGTGAACGTGAGTTCAAAGGGTCCAACCGTCGTATTCAAAGTTCCAATGGAAGAGATAAGACCCTCTACTAGAGGCATCAAAGCGCATCCTGATGATGATGCTCCACCTCATATTTTGAAATCTGAGCTTGTAATCACAAACCAGGATGTTACTAATCCAATAGAGTTTAGTGTTTACATGCTGGCGATGGCTACGCCAGGAGGCGCATGATGGCAGTTGCTGAACACATTCAATTAACTAGAAGGGTTGTGCTGGCTCCTCTTGCAGGAGCGCCTGACAACGTAATCACTATTACCTTTGAATCAGGTAATCCATACAGGCACTATCTTGCATGGGTTCATATAACTGGTGCTGGTGCCATCAATGTCTCGGCACAGCCAAAGTATGCTGGTGAAAATGATGGTACTCCTACAGCCATTGCTGCTATAGGAACTCATAAGGTCAAACAAGTAGATCTTGAAGAGATTAGGCCTGCAACCAGAGGTATTCACAAACATCCTGACGATGCAGGACCGCCTACTATTATGAAATCTGAATTAACTCTTACAAACAGTGGTGGCGATCCAGTGATAGCTAGTGTGTATATGATTGCCGCAGCCACACCAGGAGGTGCGTGATGTCAGAAGAAACCAAAACCGGTATTAAGCATCAGTCTTGGAAGTGGGTTGGTGCTCTGTTTATGAAGCCAAAGAAGGATGCTGATGGCAATTCGCACATGGCTGTGGACTTCACCAAGGTTCAAAAACTCGTGTCGCTTTTGATGGCTCTCGTCCTCTTCATCGTGATTGTGATTGTGAGCTTGGCGAAATCACAAATTATGGCTGATACCGGTGTTGCTACTGATCCAGTTTCTCCTGGATTGTACAATATGTTCTGGGGCACATTGGCCATGAATGGTGTGAATATGGTCGCTGGGGCGTACTACGGTAAAGGGAACGGCAACGGCAAGTGAAGAAGTACGCAAGGTGGATAGGCTTCGGCGTGGTGGCGGTAGGGCTAATCACCCTATTCGTGCTCGTCGGGCTTAACGACAAGCTTCGCAAAAGGATCGAGGCATTACTTCTGGAGAGATTGGTTAAAAATAAGGTCCAAGATTTGAAAGAACAAGCCGCTGTTGCCAAATCCAAAGCGGAGGCAGGTAAGATATCTGCGGAAGAAGCCGAGCAGGTAGCTAAGAATACGGAAGAAGCGATCTCTAAGCAGAAGGAGAATCTCCAGAAGAAACTGGAAACCAAGGGGATGAGTGCAGATGAGATTGCTGACCGTTTTAATAATCTTCGCATTTAGTGCAACCGCACGTGCAGACGATCTCGATAGAGAAGCCATCAACGATGCCTTGATTAATATCAAGGCAGTCAAGCTAAAACATGATGGACAAGAAGGTGTCTGGTTTCCAAAGGCAGATGCCGAGATTTTACTCGAGCTTGTGACAAACAAGCTCAAATTGTCTTTGGATACCATTGACAATCAGACCATTCAAATCAATGCACTCAAAGACGCCGTAAATTCATACAAGGAATCGAACGCTTCATATGCAGAACTGGCTGATCATAATCAGCAAATGTTCGACATAGCGATGAAGCACCTTCCTGATTTGGACCCACCAGAACCTTCATGGTACGAAACACCAAAGGCCACATTTGTGTATGGTATCATAGTTGGTGTCGGTGTGGCGGTTGGTGCAACATTGTTGGCCATTGAATCAATAGAGGCAACCAAGTAATGTTACGCAAGATAATAACATATACATGGTTTGGTGCGGTTGGTCTATTGATTATCTTTGATATTGTTGTATTATGTTTTGGCGACACAATCAGCGAGATGCAAAGAGATCTACTAGGCGTTGACAATATTTGGTGCAATGTCTATTACACATGTGTACTACCAGCCCATTGGTGGATTAACCTTTGGGACAGTAAACACTGGTGGTTAGCCAGTCTTGGTGCTAAAATAGCCCGATACACGATGTTGATAGGGCTAGGGGTGCTAGCACTATGGCTTAATTTGACTATTCTCAAGGATGTTTACATACCCTGGTACATTACTGTGCCAGGAGGGCTCATGACAGGAGCTATCTTATGGCCACAAGCGAAGAAAACGGACAGCCAATTGAAGAGCATAACGAATCTCTTCAAAAGCAAAGAGAGCTGAAATTAGAAGGGGAAGAGAAGCTTGAATTACAAAATCTGATGCTGCGTATGGCACTTGAGCAGCAAAGGATAGAGAAATACGAGGCGCAAATTGACTTGTCAAGAAAGGAATTGAGAAGTCTGGAGGAGCGCATAGAAGCGTGGAATATGGTCTTCAACATGAAGCTCAAAGAACATGGGCTCGATATTACCCAAGTTGAAATAGACGCCGAGACAGGCGAAGTTAAGCCGCTCAACGTCACACAGTTGGTGAGATGATGGGACTCAAACCTATATTTGTGACCAAGCAGTTCAACTATGGTTCAACAGTTGAGCTGTTACTTGCCTTATTGGATGCCACTGACCAGCCAGTAGCGGGACAAACTCCTACTATCTATATTCGACGCGTGTCTGATGGATTCTTCTTTGATGGCGCGGCCTTTGTAGATACCGTTGGAGTTCCAACGCCTCTGTCTTTCACAGAAATTGGTACGCCTGCACCTGGTCTTTATGCATATTCATTCGCAGATCCTGGTCCTGTGGTTCCTACACCACCAGCCACGCAGTTAGTTAGAGACAAATACCAGCTCAGGTATGCAAATACTGGATCACCAGCCGGTCAAACCTGGGAAGTGGTTGAGTTTCTTAGAGAACTGCGTGATATAAACACACAAGGTTCATAATGTCTGTATCTCGTGTAGAAGCCATTACTGGTGAGCAAATTGATCTCACCATCACGTTCAAAGAAGAGGTCACTGACCAGCCTTTTGATCCGTACTCAATAGAGCAGGTAGATGTCCTGCAGGCTGATGGTCAAACCGTTATTCAGACCATTTTACCGGCTTCTATTACAAAAATTGATCTTGGCACATACAAAATCACCATCAATGCCGTAAGTTCACCTGGATTGGTCTTAGATAGATGGCTATTCCGTCTTGAAGACGGTGGTCCTATCAAGACTTCGATTGAGACTACAAATGTTGCGGCTGCTCCAAGTCAGCCAGCAGCAGTTGAAAGTACGGAAGCTCTACCACGACACAGTGCTGTTGTGCTTCGTCCGATTCTACTGACGCTAGAGTTTAGGGACGACAAAACTGGCGCTTTATTTGATCCATCAGAAGTGCGTCAGGTAGAAATTCTGGAAGATGATGGTGTAACCGTCATTGAAACAATTCAGTCAATAACGCGGATAGGTACTGGTAAATATCGGGTTCAAGCATCCGCAGTTACAACTCCAAAGACGATTCTCGATAAGTGGTACTTCACCATTTCCACTGATGATCCGGAAGTAACACGTACCAGAGATACACAGGTATATGACCAGGCGGCATTGGGATCTGTTGCAATCAGTGAGGTCGTATATCCAGAATTGCTATTTGCTGATGTTGCTCCACACGATTCAGAATTGGTATTGTGTGGCTCTGTCAAGAATATTGGAATCTCATTTCGTGATGAAAACAAGCAGTTAGTGAATCCAGCAGCATTGTCATTGGAAGTTACTTGTATTGATGGCACAACCGTACTTGAAGACACATACTTTCCGGCAACAAGCAGAGAACCAGATCCACCACGTATGTTGAACCCATACCCTGGAAAATTTGAGTTTCCTATTGGGTTAGATAACGAGGCGACAGATTCCACCAAGAAGAACAAAACAAATAGGAGAGTCGACTTTCTATTTACTTGGCGTGCGAAATCAATCGTTCCGGTTAAAGCATCATTAACAATCGATCCTGGTGTGAATCCAAACAGTACACTAATCTGGACTGCTGTGGCTGATGGAACGCCAGGGAATTTCATCAGCGTGCAATACGTTGATCCAGGAACACCTAACGCAGCTCTCTCTATTGTTAGAGATGGTGCCATATTGACCGTTAATTTGGCAACCAATGCGGCATCTGCCATCATTACGACAGCTGCCAGCATCATTACTGAGGTATCTAACAATGAAGAGGTTGCTGAGATTGTTACAGTTGAGAGTCCTGTTGGAGAAACTGGACTTGGTGTTGTTGGTCCCGTTTCTAGTGCTAACCTTAGTGGCGGCATTGATGGCTCTGAAGAGCTGCTAATTTCAGAGAATGTAAGAATTGTTACCCAAAGGGTAATGTCTCTTATCAGCAAACTGAGATTGCAAATCGATAAGGCACTGAAGCTCATTCAAAGTGACCCGGATTATCCTTGCTTTTTGGGCTATACAGACGGCCAGTTGTATACCTATTTAGAGAGTGGTCTTCAAATCATCAATGCCTATCAGCCGTCTGGGTGTTTTAGCATAGATACCTATCCGTATCAGTGCTATGAGTTTACCTTGATAGAAGCATCATTGTTGGCTGGTGTTATGAGTCAACAGCTGTTCGCTGTTGATACAGACGTTCCTAATTGGAATGATCAAGGTAATGCGTTCGTAATCCAACATCAACCACAATTAGCACAGTATTTGAACTTCTTGTCGCAGCGTCTTGATAAGATTATCCCGATGCTGAAGCTCAACTTTGTTAGTTCTGGAAGTCTACACATTGAGGCCGGTCCTAACTTCAGATTGGCTCAGTTAATCAACGCGGCTCCTGCTGGTGCGCTATTCAGGAACGTGTTCTTCAAGAGTTAAAGATGCCAGTAATTGAGATTATTAATAGGACCGACCAACCAGTATCTACAACGATAGGTACTGTTCGTGCTGGTCGTGGTAGGCGTATTGTTGTTCCAGTAGACTTGGTTCCCAAGTCATTGATCGAAGAATTAGAAGATCATAGAGATAGACGGCATATTGAGTACAATGTGCTTCACGATCCAGATATCAGAGATGAGGTAGAGCTTCGGTCTATTGGTAAGCCAGCTGCTGTTGAAAGTCTAAATTTCTTTGTGGACGCAGTACAGGGAAACAATCAAAGCTCTGGCGAAGATGGGTTGCATGCTATCAAGGATCTTCAAGTAGCGCTCGACAAAATCCCCAACAACATCGCCAATTTCGTGGTGAACGTATATCTGGGTGCTGGTGATTATACTGGTACTCTCAAAAGCAAATTCTCTGCCAACGAAGGTCTGAAATCTGATCTAGACGAATTTGATGATCCATACTCATTCCTATTTGGGCCTACCGATAGTGGTGCTATCAGACTCATAGGCACAACTGAATCGGTATATGACAGTACCATTGCGTCCTCTGCTTTCAATTCGCTTCAGATAGGTGCGCTCGATTGGGTTGTTGACGAACATGTTGGTAGATTGGTCAGGATTTTTGATGGTCCAGTCACCAAACAATTTGGACTCATTAAGGGTAATACTGAAGACACGCTCGAGGTTGATTTCTTCTTTGAGGTGCCTGAGGTTGGTGAATATTTTGAAATCCTGGATAGAACCACAAATCTTACTCTATCAGTAACAGATTGTGGTGGGCTCACATTGGTTGAGCGATGCAATGTCGAGCTGAGTGCTGAATCGTCTGTCACTGTTGGTACACAATATTGTGCTGGTTCGTTGATAGCAGATGAGAGTCGGATTAATTCGGTTTCTCATTTTATGAACAGCTTGAGCCAATTGAAACTACATAAGTCCAAGTGTGAAATTGGCTTCGGTAGTTACTTGGTTGGCGTGCCACTGCAAATAGCAGAATATTTCTCTATTCTATCATTAGCAGAAACAAAAGTGCGGCAGGGTGGTGTTCCAGGCACCCATATCGGTACGCAAGACTATGAGGAAGGTGTCAACATTTTTGGTCGACACAATTCTCAAGTTATGTTGTATGATGTGGATGTGGACGATTGTGTTGGATCGTTTGTGGTGTTGGTTGGTTCTCAAGCATGGATTGGGTTCAGTCTAATAGGGCAAACGGTTGCGCTGCCAAATCATATTCTTGAGGGATGGCTAAACAGTACATATGCTGATGGTGGCGGCAATGTGTTTTTGTCCACATTGGACAACATATTGCTCGAGACAGGCAGCGTGTCTGTCGATTCTACTGGTGGTAGTGAGGGTGGTGCTGGTGTAAAGATCTTTCCGGACGAAGCCACATTGCTTGCCGCAGTGGAAGATGATGGTACTATTGCTTTTGCTGAATTAGAAGGCAGCTATTGGCTACGTACCTTCAACACCTGGATTGAACACTATTCTCCACCAGCTCCTCCAGGATCACTTACTGGTCAAGATTTGGTGCGTGCTGGCACCACACTTTATTCGGCCAAAATCCCAAGTGGATTGTCGGCTGCCTGGAGTGCACTCACGCCAGGGAGTACAATCTCAAACTACGTAGTAGACCCAACATATACACTGGACTCTCCAGATTCAGCAGACAGATTCTTGGCTGGTACTGTAACTGATGGCCAACCAAGTGCTGGTTCGCTTGATTTGGTAGAGAATGGTTCTGTTGCTGAAACATATGACATAGCCACCAATGGTGTTGGTACTATTGGTAGAATATCCATTACCGCACTTGTTGCTCATAATGAGGTATTCCAACGAGCAAATGCGAGACTCAATCTCACGTTGATTGCTGAAGGTAGAAATAGGTATGCCATGCAGCACAGCCAATCGGGATTGAGTAATGAAGATGAGCTTTATTACGATGATGTGAATCCTGCGCCATCGTTTGCTGCCGCTCCAACGGCTGTATTGAATACCAAAGTTTCTAAATGGCTATCTGGTATTGAAGCTTGGGGTATTGGCACAACAGTTGATATCGGATATACAGCAGCGGCTGGCATTTTCACGAAGGCATATCACCCAACACAGGTTGGAAACATCACCTTCCCTGGTCATAGTGGATCAATCGATAATCCTGGTTCTGTGCCTGCAGTCAGTGACCAATTTGTGGTTAGTAGAACTATTACGTTGGATGTTGCCAATCAGAGTTCTATGTCACCATCATTGGGCGTTACTATACGTAAGCCAGATACTGGTTCTACAGCAACAGCCGCTGGCGTAAGTGCCCTAATCAACACTTATGGTACAGTGTCTACCGGCAAGGATGACCAATTCTTTGATGAAGCTAGAAGAATCGTGTTGAATTCTGGCACCACATCAGGAACAGCTACACCATTTACCTCTTCAAACCCGCTGGTCAACGGTAATGCACAGCAACGCCATAATGGTACGTTGCAGTATCCTGATTCCGGTGACTATCCAGGGTTCACTGCAGACCAAGAGTATCAGCGATTCATTGACAAATCTGGTACTTCAGTTGGTGCAATCACGTTTGCTGGTATCAATTACACGGACGTAGATCCGTACGGTACTGGCGATCTCAATGTTTTGATCGAACTCGCTGTAGAGGGCAAGTTCTTCGATCTTGGCAGACCCATTGGCAGTAATAATGGTACTGGAGCTGGCGATAGTAGAGCCAATTCTAAAGGTGCAAGAAACGATTCGTTATCCTCTGGCAGCACGTTGCATTGGAGCTTAGGAACAGATTCCACAGCTTTCAACAACAACGAGTATAGGTTAATCATCATCTTTAGAAACTCCAACCACTCCATTACAAGGATTACAGAGGCATGAGAGTAATACTAAGAAACACTCAACCGGCCACGCCTCTTAGTCTGGACTTTACAGGCTTTGACGTGATTCCTATTGCTGTTGCAATAGATGCTGGTAAATCGCAAGTAGTTCATACGACTCTTTCAATCAAGGATTTCAGGGTAATACCAGTTGTTGCTACTGAGCTTGGTGCTGGGAATCTCAGCATTAGTGTTAGTGGCGGCATGCAGAACGTGAACTAAATGAGTTGTAAGGTAGAAGGTTCCCGTAACGCAGTTGGTTATTGGGGGCGCGACATTAATACGCGTATCGAGCAGGAGCAAACTCCTGAAAAGATACAGGCATTGTTACAAGATAAGATTGAAAGTCGTGGTAAGTCTGTATTTTTATGGATGCAGGCTACTGAGGATACGCCTAACAGCTTGATTTGTTCGTGTGTAAAGGATACCACAGAACGTCCTGATGTTACATGTAGTAGTTGTTATGGTGTTGGTGTGATTCCTGGTTATATTAAGTTCTCGCATGAAACATTGTTTATGTCTTCCATCGCTGATGGGTTGACTCTTATTGATGTTGAACAAGACACTGAAATAAAACCATTTAGAATAATGCTGACAGAGTTGGCCACTGTCGGCACCATCGTTTCACCAAGACTTCAATTCTCTAATCCGCTAAGTCTTGATTGGGATTATGAGGTTGTTTGTCCAAACATCGTTGATACCAATACTGTCTCGGTATCATTTTCATTAGATGGTATTAATTATTATCCTCTTAGTGAGATCAATGACAATGGCAAGAAGCCTATTGGTATAGGTGGTATCTATCTAAAAGTTATGATGACTCGTACTAGTGTCGAGCATCGCAGTCCAGAATTCGAGATTATTCGCATCAGACACGCGATGCGAAACGATCCCTACATCAAAATACTCAGACCACAAGTAACTGAACTGCCTACGCTCATGCAGTATGGTCGTAGGACAGAAAACATGGCTGAAAGGTTTTGGACTTTACCACTCAACTATTTTTGTCCGACCATTCCACCAAACACACCACTAGCAAGAATACTCGAAAATTCGTTTTATGAACGAATTGACGGCATCAATGCTGGCAATAGATTTGTGACGCTCAAGTTATCGTATGACGAAGAACTTGGAACGTTTACACAACAATCATTTGAAACACGTAGGACTCAACCAGAAGAAGTCTACAATAAGCTAGTGTTCTAATGGGCCATATTACGTTCAAAGGTAAGATTTTCGCTTTATCAGGCCCTGAGGGTGATGGCGAATTTATGGATCTTGCCAATGAGCTAGCGGAGTCCATGAGGAAATATTTGATCAGAAAGTTTGAGGATTCTGTCCAGCTAGCTATTGTTTTGGGCACCCGAATTGATCAAGAGGCAATAAGAGCGATTGTCAGAAGTATCAAGGTTAATATAGAATCCTATGAGACATTTAAGTTTTCTGCGATGTTCAAGGATGATTACAGCCACTGGTATGCCGGTCAGGTTTTACCAGACGACATTTCAGAATTGCTGCAAAACATAATGAATGAAGGAATTCGTGAATGGATCAATGAAGGCGAACCAAAGACCGTAATGGCAAAGGCACTAAATGTCAGTTGATAATCTAAATAAGCGTCCGATACCAACAATACCGCGTGACACATCGGACAAGCCTACTTTTGGTCAACCTGTTGAGACCACCAAAGACGTGTTCGTGCTTGAACTCGAGAAGTTTTTTGATAGAAGCCAGATGCCTGCCAGCAGGTTGAAAGAAATACCAACCATCAGAAAGTTTGATATCTCCTTCAACGTCAAAGAACGGTCGCATGAAACCGCGCTCAAGATCATTCAGAAGCTACCAGATATAAATGAAAATCTACCACTTGTTGCTGTTCTTGGTGCTACTGGCCGTAATTTCCCAATGGGTATTGGTGGTCAATTTGTCGATAAGGTAAGTGAAAGAACATCCTTAATATCCGCGAACGCAGAGCCATTTGCACTCGAGAATAATCAGACGCTTATTTTCAGAACCACCGACAAACAAAAACAAGTACACACGACCACGATCATTTTTAGGGCTCACAGGTTCAATGACATTACTCAAGCAACGGCCCAAGAGGTAATAGACGAAATCAACTTCCAATCCCTCTTCGCTAGGGGTTTTGTAACCACCGACAATAATGTTAGTATAGCTTATGGTGGTCCTATGACGCAGGGCGTCACGGGAGATATTGAGATAGGTAATGATGAGGGTGAGGCTGGCACAGCAGCTGCAGCGTTAGGATTTACTGCTGGAGAAAAGTCGGAATATATCAATTCATTGGCCTCAAATAGGTATCTTCAATCTACTTATCTTGACATAGCGATTGAGGTCGTTGCCGAGGATTTCAACATTAGAACAGAATTGAATGATTTGGTGTGGACATTTTTCACGTTCTATATGAACGACCGAAATTATACCTTCTTGGGACGTAATATTTTTGACCCTAGTATTTCTAACGAGACATATCAAGTGATTATTAAACCAGATCCGTCTATGGCTGGAGAGAGTGAAGTGCCAAGGCCGGGTGGAGATGAGGTAGATAAATTGTTCGTCAACAGAATCAACATTCCCGTCACCACCATTCAGTATTTGGATCGATCTGTCGTTACTGAATCAGGAAGTCCACTCTATCTCGATGCCGATCGTGTCGATGTGGATGTGACTATTCCTCAGAAGAACTAGTCGGAGGCGTCAACATGGCCCTTAATATTTCAGGATACACCGACCCAGGCGTTATCATTGGCGAGGTTATTGTTCCTGCAGGAATCTCTCTGGCTACCGTTCCAGACATTCTCGCGATTGTAGCTGCCGGTAACCGCAGTAGTCGTTCAATCGATGAGGCTGTTACACGTGGTCAAATTCTGGAAGAGGCGCTCACCTTTGCTGGCACTCCTCCCCACATAGTGACGCTCACCAATCGTGGTGACCGAAGAATTTCAAACACCACGGTCCGTAGAACAATTGGATTTACTACTATTACCATTCCTGATGGCGGATTGAACTACGTAGCAGCAGAGCTGGAGGGGAGTGGGCTCGGTCCTTACGATATCAGTTCTCCATTAGCATTCGGATTCAAGATGGATAGTGGTCAAGAGATCACAATCCAGCTTGAGTATAGCGGTACTCCAGGGACACCGACCATCAGCGGCACATTGGTGACAGTAGAGGCCACATTCAGTGGTACTCTTGGTGATGCGGCCACACCAGCGGAAGTGGTTGCTGCTATCAATCTCGGTCTTGTTGCTGCAGACACCCTTGGTTACGGCATTGCCTATACTGCAGCCGCTTCTGTTGGTACTACCGGTATCCTGTTCACAAGCCCAATCACAACCCCATACTCTGATATTCAAGTTCTCGAGCCATTTGCCAATGATGGCACTGCAACTCTTGGCTTCACCACACCAGCTCTTGCAACCACGGTTCTTGAACTCGATGCTGCATATTACGACGCTGCTGGCACATACGAAGCTGATTATGTGGCAGTTGACAGCGACCAAGATCCTCTTCTGCAGACAGCAACTTTGGTGAAGCGTGTAGGCTCTTTTGCTGGTGTCACCAGTTTCCTGTCTCCTCAGGACTACATCCTGACCAGCGGCAATATCGATTGGTCGCCACACTCTGCAGCTACGTTGACCGGTGTTCTTGGTTCTGGCACAACACCAGGACAGTTTAATATCTCATCAGACGATACACTGAGATTGGCGTTTGATGGCAAAGCCGCGATAAACATTGACCTGAATGGTCTATCATCGCCGCCTCCAGGATATGCCAACCCTGCCACTCCTGGTGATGCAACCGCTGCTGAAATCGCCAACAACATCAATGCCGTCTTGGCTGTGGCTGCTGGTTACGGTCCGAAATATGGCACTGTTGCCTCTGTTAGTGGTGGCAAAGTTGTGCTTACCAGCCCAACGTTGATTGGTGCTTCAAGTCTTGAAGTTGCCGCTGCGGCATCCAACGATGCTTCCAGTGAAATCTTTGGACTGAATAGTGCACAGCTACCATACGTGGTAGTTGGTACTGGTTCTCAACCAGCGGTCGGCGTTATCTATTTTGTGACGTACTCATATGACCGTCCAACCGAGGATTACAACACACCAAAGAGATTCTTTAGCGAAGATGCGATGGTTCAGGATCTCACGCCTGTTGCGGAAACTAACAGGCTGGCGATGCTCGGTCAGATTGCATATGACAATGATGCGCCATCAATCATTGTCAGCCAAGTGAATGATCTGTTGACTCCTGGGCTGCCTACAGTCAACGAGGTCAATGCGGCCATTGATGGCTTAGAACTTTCGTCATTGGTGACTGACGTTCTGGTCGATGATACCCGCATCAATGTTCAGACACATTTGATGGCACACATCGAAAACCAAAGTTCGCCGACAGAGAAGAACTATCGGTGCGGCTGGTTTGGTATGCCGGATGGTACTGAAGTTGGTGACAAGGACACACCCGACACGTTCGTCTATCGTGCTGCTGTCACTCTGCAAGTTGCGCCTGACAGTCCATCGCGTGGCCGTCTATACTTGGTTGCGCCAGCAGGCGTAATTCGTACCATTACAAATGAGGATGGTTCACAAACCACTCTCACTCTGGATTCAACGGCTGTTGCCTGTGCGGTTGCTGCCAAGCACACCAGCTTCACATCGCCAGCCATCTCTCTTGCTGGCAAGACAATTGTTGGGTTCGATGTCAGTGGAACCAATTTCCCAACATATGTCAAGGCACAAAGAGCACAGCTCGCCTCCAACGGTGTTCTGGTTGTAACAAACATCGGTGGTCGTCTTGAGTTGCTTGATCCAGTTTCTACTGAAGGTGGTGGTGGCAAGCTTCCACAATTCTTGTATCGGTCTTTGGCTTCACAGAAGGACAATGTGACCAGGGCTGTGGATCAAGCAGTTGATCGCAACTTACGTGGTGTTGTGCCGGATGATCTTGCTGATTTCATCTTTGACATCAAGGTTGTGGTGTCGTCGGTTCTCACATCGTTGATTGAGACTGGCGCAATTGGTCCGTTCCGAGATGATAATGGTATCTCTCGAGACATCAATCTGTCGAAGGACATTCAAGCGGAGCAGAGCAAGACTGATCCTACGAAGTTCTTCTTCAGATATTTCTATTTCTTGAGATATCCGGCACTGAGATTCTTTGGTGAGTTCAGTGTTGATAACCCATTCTTCTAGGATGGAGTGCCTCTTAGGCTAGAGGAGGAAGTGCATGCCAGTTAACCCTCCACAAACACTAGTTAGGAGTTCACACTCTCTAACTATTCGTGTTCCAAATGTCGGCGCTATTGGGCTCATCAACGGCTGGAATCCTACTATCAGTAGGACTATCACGCCTGTCTATGAAATCAATACCAGGACAAGTGGCGATCCATTGGAGAAGATTCCTGGGAATGTCACTGGTCAAACGATTGCGGTACAGCGCTACGATCTCTATGTGCGACGCATGGAGGTTGCGTTTGGTACTCCAGACGTGATGATGCTGTCCACTCAGGACACACCATTCTCGGTGGTGGAACGTTGGCAGTACCCAGACGGTTCTATTGAGACTCTTCAATACACCGGCTGCTGGTTCTCCAACATTGGCAAGAACTACCGTTCTGATGGTGACCGTATCGTCAACGTCAATGCCACCCTCGAGTACGTCAAACGAGAACTGGTACAACCAGCCGCTTAAAGTGGTGAGCATGTATGGGTCGGACACCACTAACTAGAGTACGCACCACCCATGCGCTTACCATAAAAGCAAACGGAACTACTGTAGGACTAATAAACGGCTGGAACACTTCATCTAGTAGAACAATTACACCAGTCTTTGAAGTCGGAACTGATGATTCCGGCAATCCTGTGGAAAATTGTCCAGGTAATGCTACGGGTCTCACAATTAATGTGAGCCGTTACGATGCGTACATACGTAGATTGGAAGAAGCTTTTGGCACTCCAGATCTTACTATGCTTACGCGCCAAAACGAACCCTTTCAAGTAATAGAAACCTGGGCATTACCAGACATTCAGAATTACAGCAGAACTATCAACCAAATCAATGCTGGCGTTGCTCCAGCCACACTTTTAGAAAAGTTTGGTACTGCCAGTCCATTCACCGATCAAGAAAGGTTTATTTACGAAGGTTGTTGGTTCACAAATATTGGTAGGACACTACGTTCTGATGATAATCGGATTGTGAACGTAAGTGCAACTATAATGTACACAAAAAGACAGAAGGCAAGCGGTGCTATAGGCAGCGCATTGTCATTTGAGTTTATCTAATGGGTCTATTTGAGTCATTATCAGATGCTTCTGAATTTTTGAGAAGCCAAGATACTGGAGGATATTCAGTATCACCGCCGTCAACTCGTACGGCAATGTCTCATGCTATTACCATCAGAACAGATAAGGGACATAAAATCGGTCGCATACAATCCTGGGCACCAGCTATGACCAGGGTTATTGAAACCGTGTATGAAGTACAGGCTAATAATACTGGTGAGCCTGTTGAGAGAGTTGCGCAGATCCAAAATACAAACAGGATATCTGTAGAGCGTTACGAACTTTATACGTTTCATCTTGGTGAGGCATTTGGTGTACCAACTGTCGGATCTGGAGATCCAGCCGAGAGTGGTAGCAGTAATGCTATCGACTTGGTAAACTTGACTAGACAAGTAAAGCCATTCTCTGTAAGAGAAATTTGGCGTGATCCGTTTGGTGGTATTAGGGCGTACATCTACGCAGGTGTTTGGTTTTCTGATTGGGGGATTACTATTGCGGCAAACGATGACCGCATTATAAAGGCAAGAGCAACCCTAGAGTTCACTAGGAGATTGAGATTGAACTGAAAGTGTAGTAAAATATAAACTTTACCCTTCAACCTTGAAGGAGGGCCTTATGGCTACCGAGAAGAAAGACGGCGAGTTTCAGCCAATAATCAAGTTTCCCATCGCAAAGCGTCACGCGATACTCCAGGACATTTCAACACAACTTGCTGGTCATCAGCTCGAGGATATATGCGAGTATGGTGACCACAAGTTTACAATGTCCACCCTCACACAAGATGAAGAGCTTTGGGCTGACGGCATCATGCA